AAAAAATATTCTGTTAAATGGTGTACCATATATTGTGGTACTACATATAGTAGTGTACTAAATAGAGGTATTTTTCACTAAGTAGGAAGATTGTGAAATAAATTTCACTATCTTTATTGATTGTGAATTATATCTAATAGCTAACCCTGTGTCACTCCCTCCCAAACCAGAATGAACTAAAAATAGTAACAAATAAATAATGTGAAGTAATAGCCTATTACGCTAGTTACCATGGTCCTGCTAATCCACTTGATTACATTAAGTATGGTCAAGAATCCTTTTCTTAAAGCAGGAAGGACTCCTTGCTTGTTTTCTTACTATAACACCTTTTACTTTAAATGCTAGTATTTACATAATGGGGTTTTTGTTATAGTAGGAGTTTCCTCCTTTCGCCTACGAGCATCACACAGAAACCCCATAGATTTCCTTGATTATATACAATATGTGGTATACTTTATGTATCAAGAAAGGCATGAAGTCTTTATTCAAACCTCCTTGGTTTTTTAAGATATACTTCATAGCCCTCCTTTCTTTGTTTGTGTTGTACACGCCTCACGCAAGTGAGGCAGTACAGCTAAGAAAAAAATTTTTTTTACTCCCAATATAAATTATTTTATTATAATGTTTTTACCTAAGGAAGTCTTAGGTATCGTATATGAGGATATACGATAAAAAAAATAGAAAGACAGCTTTTCATATAGAACATTTGTGATTCTGTAAGATAGTTCAATTTCGTTTTTTTTCATAGTAACAGTTTGGACACTGATACAAACAGAACTCCACCTCGGTGGAGTTTTGTGTTATAGTGATGATTATGAAAATGTATAACAAAAAAAAGAAAAAGAAATCTAAAGGCAAAAAGAAACTAGGTTACTAATGCCTTACAAAGATTACAGTGCTAAACAAAAAAAATTAGCAGCATTAGCACCACCTTTTGACAAGATAACTGCAGCAGATTTAAAAAAAGCAAGAGATAGTAAACGCAGACCAAAGATGTCCTAATGGCTACATACCAGGGTAAAACAGTCACGCTCAATAAACCTTCCAGGATAACTAAAGGTGAACCTGGTTATGGAAGAAAAAAATCTAAAGTCTATGTAAAAAATAAAAATGGTAAAGTTATAAAAGTAATGTTTGGTGACCCAAACATGGAGATTAGAAAAGATAATGCTGAAGCAAGAAAATCATTTAGAGCAAGACATAAATGTGACACTGCTACAGATAAAACAACACCAAGATATTGGTCTTGCAAAGCGTGGTGAATTATGAAAGTCAAAGGTGTAGATGTTTCTAAGTTGACCAAGAGTCAACAGAATGCTATGAAAAAACATTCTAAACATCATACAAAAAAACACATGCAGTACATGTACAACTCTATGAGAAGAGGTAATTCTTTTAGTAAAGCACATGTCAATGCACAAAAGAAAGTAGGAAAATAATGGCAATACCAGAATCAGCAAAAAAAGCATTAAGAGCAAAAGCAAAGAGTTCAGGTTATAGTTATGAAAAACTAGCAGCAGTGTACAGAAGAGGACAAGGTGCTTATGTATCATCAGGTTCACGAAATGTATCTATGGCAGCTTGGGCTATGGGTAGAGTTAATTCTTTTATCAGTGGTGGACATAAACAAGATGATGACCTCAAAGGTAAAAGATAATGGCAAGACAAGTAAGTTGGATGTGGGGTGGCAAAAGACACTATGGTACTTTTATTAGAGAAACTAAAACACATATTTTTGCAAGAACAAAAAATGGTAAAATTAAAAAAATTAAAAAATGATAAGCCTAAAAAAGATTATGCAGGTAATCCTAATTGGGCAGGAGATGATTAATGAGTAATAGAACACAACCTTATAGATATGGTGTACCTGCAAAATATTTAGAGGGTTTATCAGTACCTGAAGCAAAAAAAAGAGCAGCAGAAATAAAAAGAACACAGAAAGCATATAGAGAAGGTAGAAAAGTAAATATTGCTGCTGTGTCTAAATCAAGAGCAAAGAGTGGAAGAAGAAAAAAAATTACTTGATATATGTCCAGTGTCCAAGGTGTGGAGAAGATTTACTACCAAGTGATGATATGAAGTGTAAAAATAAGGATTGTAAAAATTATGGCAAAAAATAAATTATGTTACGCAGCAGGTTGTCACAAAGTTTTACCACCAAAAGCTAGAAAATATTGTAGCGAAAGATGTCGTAACAGAATCAATACACAAAAGAAAAGAGCAAAGAAAAAAGGTATTGAGTGGACACAAGAAGAAGATGTTTTAAATATACCTAGTCAAAAAAATGTACAGACTCGTAGAGGTAAAGTCTATGATGATTTGAAAGAGTCTGGTCTTGGTAATGAAATACTTATAAAGAAAATGACATTATCAGATGTAGCTAAAGTTTTAGATGTATCTATTGCATCTGTGTCTATGGCTTACAATGCTTTCTTAGAAGATTTAGAAAACGAAAAACTACAAGAGTCTTGGTCACCTGTAGAGTCAGAACAAACAATACAACACTTTAAAGAATTTAGAAATAGATATTTTCAAACAGAACAAGGTGTACCTTATGACACACCAGAGTTTCATACTAGATGGATAGAATCAATATTATCTTCTATAGATAATGGTGAACAACAGATGATACTGTCACCACCTAGACATGGTAAAACAGATTTACTTATACATTTTGTAGTTTGGTTGATTACACAAAATCCAAATGTAAGAATCTTATGGGTAGGTGGTAACGAAGATATTGCAAAAAACTCTGTATCTTCTGTAATAGACCAATTAGAAAACAATGAGTTGTTGATAGAAGAGATATGTGGACCAGGACCAAAATTTAAACCACAGAACAGAAGTGGTAAGGCTTGGTCATCTACAGAGTTTACTGTTGGTACAAGAACAGTTACAGGTATCAAATCACCAACAATGGTTGGTATTGGTCGTGGTGGTAAGATTCTATCTCGTGACTGTGACATAATTATTGCTGATGACATAGAAGACCACAGTTCTACAATGCAACCTGCAACAAGAGAAAACACAAGAAACTGGTGGACTACAACACTATCTAGTCGTAAAGAGGAACATACAGCTATGGTAGTTATTGGGTCAAGACAACATTATGATGACCTTTATTCACACCTAGTAGATAACGAATCTTGGAAAACAATAGTAGAAGAAGCACATGATAGTGGATGCAATAAACCAGACTGGGATGAACATGAACATGTAGATTGTATGTTGTGGTCTGGTAAAAGAACTTACAAATGGTTGATGGACAGAAAAAGAGCAGCAGAAACTACAGGTGGTAGAGCTATATACGAAATGGTTTATCTTAATGTAGCTATGCCTGATGGCTTATCTTTATTTGATAGAGAAGAAATAGAAGCATGTCGTAATCAAAAAAGAGATATTGGACATGTGCCACATGGTACAAGACTTATAGCAGGATTAGACCCTGCATCTACAGGTTATCAAGCAGCTTTCTTATGGGCATACGAACCTGTAGAAAACAAATTACACATGGTAGATATGAACAACAACCTTGGTGGTGGTATACCACAAGCATTAGAAATAATTAAAGAATGGTGGATGAAATATAATTTATCACACTGGGTTATAGAAGAGAATGGTTTTCAAAAAGCAATACGACAAGATAAAAGCATAAGAGAGTTTGCATCAGGTCATGGTATATTTTTAGAGGGTCACGAAACTCACAAGAATAAATTTGACCCTATGTATGGTGTGACAGCTATGCGACCAATGTTTCAAGAACAAAATATTTCTTTGCCATATCTTGGATATGAAGCCCAAGAAAAGGTAAACTTATATACAAGTCAGTTGGTGTATTTCAGTTCTGCTAGAAATAAAAGCAAAACAGTGGGTACAAAGACTGACATAGTTATGGCTAGTTGGTTTCCAATGAGAGCCATAAGAAGAATGCAAAAAGAAAGATTTGCAGAATTAGGATATGACTATAATCCTAGTTTTTCTGGGTACGAACCTAGTAACATGGATATAGATAATTGGAGTTAAATGCCTTTAGATAGCGATAAATTATACGACAGAATAGATTACCTCAGAGTAATTAATCAAGAACAAATGATTGATAGGTCTAGAATTCGTGACATTATGAATGGTGGAGAAGCTGCAGTAAAAGCACTTCTTGGTAATTCAATAAATGTTGAGTATCACGAGTTACCTGCACCCAACTTATTTCTTACAGCACTAGAAAGATTTGCACAAAAACTAGGAAGAAGTCCAGATTTAAAAGTAGATATAATCAATGAAAAAGATAGCGAGAGAGCTAGAAAGAAATCAGAAAAACTAGAAAGAATAGTTACTTCTTACGACAAGTTTCAAAAATTACACATGCAGTTACCACAAGCTGCAAGATGGTTACCAGGTTATGGTTTTGTAGCATGGACTATAGGACATAAACGAGATAAAGATGGTAACCCATATCCTTATGCTGAATTACAAGACCCTTTTACTTGTTATCCAGGTATATTTGGAAATGACCAACAACCAAAAGAATTAGCAATAATTCGTAGAGTTCCACATAAAGTATTAGCTGAAGAATATCCAGAAGCAAAACAATATATATTTGCAAAAGAAGAAAATGATGATGGATTCCAGAATCCTTATTCTGCACTTATGAATACTTCAGATAGAGCTCCAGGTTGGGCAAACTCTACAGGTCATGGAAAAGTTGTAGTTGAGTATAAAGATATGGAAGGAACTTATGTATTCCTACCAGAAAACAAAAAAATTATAGATTATATGCCAAATGTTTTAAAGTCTGGACCTTGTTTTGTTGTTGCAAAAAGATACGCATTTGACCAAATGCAATCACAGTTTCAACACATCACAGGTCTTATGTCTAATATGGCAAAGATTAATATACTTGGAACTATTGCTATGGAAGATGCAGTATTTACAGAAACAAATATTGTTGGTGAGATTGAATCAGGAAAATATAGAAAGGGCAGATTTGCTGTCAACTATTTAACACCTGGTTCGCAAGTGTCAAAACCAGTCAACAATCTACCTTATCAATTATTTCAACAAGTAGATAGGCTTGAACGACACTTGCGACTTGGTGCAGCATATCCAGTATCTGATGATGGACAATCACCTAACGCATTTGTTACAGGTAGAGGTTTAGAAGAACTTGGACAATCTGCATCACTACATGTAAGAGAATATCAAACAGTCTTAAAAGAAGCATTACAAGAGTTAGATGCTAAAAGATTAGAATATGATGAAATAATGTTTGGTGATGTTCGTAAACCTATAGCAGGAAGACACAAAGGAACATCTTACAAAGAATCTTATACACCATCAACAGACATATCAGAAGTTTACGAAACAAGAAGAGTGTATGGTGTTATGGCAGGATTTGATGAACCACAAAAAATAATTACAGGGTTGCAATTAAAACAACAAGGAATTATTGATACACAGACATTACAAGAAAATATGGATGGACTAGATAATATTACTAAGATACAACAAAGAATATCTGCAGAAAAAGCAGAAACAGTATTGTTTGAATCACTTATGGCACAAGCAGCACAAGGTAATCCAAAAGCAACTATTGCTGCTATTGAGATTAGAAAGAATCCACAAAAGATGTCAGATATACTAGATAAATTTTATACAGCAGAGGGTGAAGAACCTACACCACAAGAAGAAGAAATTATTGGTGCAGCACCACAACAACCACAAGTACCACAAGGTGAACCAGATATTGCTACTGTACTTGCAGGATTAGCAGGTGGTGTACCTGCAGAAGGAGGTCCAGTTGCCTGATATTAACAAAAAGTTTTATGACATTATAAATCAAGAAGATTGGAATGATATTTCTGCTGAAGAAGACCCAACAATACGAACAGACATTTTTGGTATTGAAGTACCAGGAGATATTCCAATAGGACAATATATAGTGCCAACACCAATAGCAGGTGTATGGATTAGTATTGCTTTAGGAATAGATATAGAAAAACCAGAGGATTACTAATGCCAAGAGGTAGAAAACCTTCAACATTGAAACAAATGACAGATACTAAATTAGATGGTGCGTATGCAGATTTAAAAGCTATACCTGATGATGAGTTTGGTGGAAGGTTAGCACAAGAAGATATGATTGCTTTACAAAGGTCAAGAGCAGCAAGTGATACAGGTGTCACTGCTAGTCAAGTAGGAGGATTTCAAGCACAAGATATAGCTAGAATGACTGAGAGAGAATCAGAATCAATAATGTCAGATAGCACTAGAGGCACACAAACAACATTACCATCAGGAACTAATACACAAATATTGGTAGATATGATTAAAGATAACTATGGTTATTTTGTTTCAAGAAGGTTTAATTAATGTCATTATGGACAAATTGGAGTCAAAACTGGTATAAGGGTTACAAAGAAGAAGAACTCTATAATAAACAATTAAATAAAGCAGAAGCTGATGCAGGTCCAGATATAGAAAAGTTTGTAAAAAAATACGAAGAACTAGAATCACTTACACCTACAGAAGAACCAGAGTTTATTGCAGCAGCAGCAGACATGGGATTAACAGACCAAGAATATATAAGTGTTTGGTCACAAACTAAAACACCACCTGTAAGTTACACAAACAATAGAAGTCAAGGTGTTGAAGATAAAACCAAACAATCTTATGGTTATGGACCTGCACTTATGGCTAAGTTAACAGGAAATGTAACAAGTACTTTTGGAATAATACCTGATACTGCAAATAAATTACTTGATAAATTTGGTTCATATTTGTTTGGCACACTTCGTATATTTGCAGATGGTCTTATACAGAGTACAGACAAAACAGTTAGAAATTATAGTGTTGAGTATCAAGCAGCATTAGA